TCTATCTCCTCTTTTAATTCTTCTTGATATGTTGAATTTAATTTTTCTACAATAGAATCAAGATCTCTTACTTGAGCCTGTGCAGTCTGTACATCATATTCATTTGAAGGTCTAGTTATTACCTGTACTATTTTTGCCATTATCTACGTCCATCTGGTTGTGTATCTAATCTAAAAGTTCCTAACTTCCAACTTTGAGAAGAACTTGTATTTGCTATCTTTAATGCAATAGCTCTTGCTCTTGCTCTTGTGTCTATCTTTTGTGTTGATGAAGTTACTGTAAACGGTCCAAGAGATGAACTTGCAGCAGTATCATTTGGAAAATTTCTTAATTCTAATGTAATTTGTGTATTACCTGTTTGTGATATAAAATCGGGTATAAATCTTCTTATCTTCATAATAAACTCACCATCTCCTCTAAATGTTGCAACACCTGTTTGTTGTCCTTGAGCAGATCTTTGTTGTGTAATGTCAAAGTCTCCTGATGTAATGTTTGAAGTAATAGCAGTTATAGTTCCATTTCTATTTTCATCTGTTCCTGTTTCATGTTCATAATATGCTGTTCGACCTTCAGTATTACCAACTACATCAAACGATGTATCTGTGCCTGCATCATATGATAAAGCATGAGGTAATCCAAATACGGCAGAGTCTCTCCACATTGTTCTAGCTAAAGTTCCTACAGTCCATACAGGTCTTTGTGATGATGAATCAAAGTAGTTATAAGTAACTTGTTTGTTAACTACATCTGACGTACCAGAAGGATAAAACCATATAACTTCACCAAACAAATTATTTAATCCAGCAGAAATCAGTTGATTACCTGATGCTAAATTTATATCGTCAAACACGTGATCTTCAACTAAACATGGTATTGATTCTAACTTACCAGCATATCTAAAGAAACCATTCTTAGACATCCAATAAGCTGTGTTATCTACTTCAACACATGCATTTTGACCTGCAAGTCCACAGTTAGTTCCTACTTGTGCAAATGCAAAAGTAAATGGTTGACCAACAAAACGTTGTGTAAATAATGCATTATCAGTCCAAACATAAATTGCATCTCTACCTTTTATAGCTCCCATGATCCGTGATCCGTCAGCCAGTCTTTGTGTGCCAGCTGTGTTAGTTGCTGTAGGTATATATGTATTTATATCTTCTTGGTCCGAAAATCTAACAAACATGTCATCTTGTGTTGTAGGATCACCAATTGTTGTTTCTGTTCCATAAAATACTAAGTGACGATCTGGTGTTGATACAACCATATGTCTTGATGCAGTTGGAGCACCAGATATAATTGTTGCTCTTGTTACTGTTGCATTTGCTGCAGCAGAGTCCCATTCAAAACAAGCACCATCGTGAATTAAACAAATAGCTTTGTCACCAAAATTATCTAATGACCACATACCAGGATCCAATGCAAGACCCTCAGCTGTTTGTTGGTTCCATGCAGTAAAGTCACTTGTGTTAGTAACTGTTGCACCATCTGAATGTGCAGCTCTTGTTGTTCCTCTAACTGCTCTTGTAATTCCTGTTAATGTTGTACCGCCTGTAATTCCTGTATATGAAATTTCTTCAGTTCCTACTTTTATAAAATTTGTTCCTGCATCTGGAAATTGTGTAGCATCTGCTAAAACAATTGATGTTCCTGAACCACCTGTTCCAAATGCATTATCTCCTAAAGCTCCATTCAAAGTTGTAGTAACGGCAGAAGAAGCTTCTCCACCCCAAGAATTAAGTCCCCACCCATAACCTTTTTCTTGAACCGGTGTACCTACAGGATAATAATGTTGAACTCTTATGCCTCCTGATGTTGTTGCACCAGAGCCTGTTTCGTTTGAGGGCATTGTAATAGTAATTGTTGAAGATGTTGGAACGCTTGTAACCATAAATTTTTTATCATCGAAATCAGAAGCTGAATAATTAGAATCAGTAATTGCAGTAAAATTATCTAATAAAATTATATCATTTACATTAATACTATGCGAACCACTAAAAGTTATCGTAACAGTTGGTGACCCGTTGGTTGTGCTAAATGCATTTGTAAGTGTTGTTGTAGATTTAATTGGGTGTATGTCATAAAATACACCACCTTGAAAAGCGTATAATATTCTATTTGTGCCTATTATAGCATATCTTTGAGATGCGCTGTTTAAAAAATGATGAAGACCTCTACCAGCTCCTGTTAATTCATTCTCATTAACATTCCCTAATTGATTCCATCCTCCTATTTTTTCAGGAGTTCCGTATCTAAATCTAACATTATCGCAGTCTACCCATTGGCCTTCTGCTCCTGTTGGAGATAGCTGTTTATTAATCCCTGGTTGAAAGCCTATTTTTTGTAGCATAATCGACCACTATATATGAAAAAGTTTGGTTTTCAATTACATTATAAAGGAGACAGGGGTATGTGGTGGTGCCCTGCCTCCATCATAATATACTATTTTTTAAACCAAGATGGAAGGCCTAAATGTAGACGTTTATCAAACATATTATCTCTAGAACCTGGAGTTCTACTGTTATTATAGTGAAGAAATACTTGTATGCATTCCTTACCTTTAAATGGTTTTCTCCAATGTTCTAATTCACAACCAGAATAAACTAACATATCTCCTTGTTTCAAATCTACCTTAACACCTTTGGCGTTGCTTTCTGGTGTAATATTTTTACCATTAGGTATACCAACATTTTCATTTGGACTTAAATATATTGGCCAGTCATCGCCACCTAAATTCATAGTAGTAGATATCTCACAACTAAATCTATCTTTGTGTCTTTTAAGTTCATCACCTTTTTTATATATTCTAGCATATGTATAGGCAGGGTATAATTCAAGACCAGTTGCTTCTTCCATTTTAGGTTGACATTTTAACATTAAAGTTTCCATAGCAATATTAGAATACTGACTATAAGTATTTGGTATTTGTCCATTTACCGGATCTTCATAATGTCCAATAATGTTTTCAAACGGTGAGAAGTATTTTGCTTTCATACAAGTATCGTAAACTTGTTTTTGCATACTAAAATAGTTTGCAATAAATGAAGCTAAATCTTTTGATATTGCTTGTCTAATTATTGTATATTTATCTTTTTTAAAACTCATATTACCTCCAATGCTATTGTATATCTTTTTATCTTTTTAGCAGTAAGAGGTGTTGAGTGTTTCTTAAAATTTTCAAACTCTAACATACTATTATCAATTCCTTTTGTGTGTTTTACTACATCATAATTTGCTGAAGATTCAAGAAACATAGTGCCATCCTCAGTTGGGTTATGTAGATAATAAACAAAAGAACATCTAGAATCAGGGTGAGTGTGCCAACATATTGTATCTCCCACAGAACATACACCCCAGCATTTAAATATTTGATATGGTTTTATATATTTTTGTACTGCTTCTACAAAAGGTTTCATTTCAGGTCTTATATGCATGTTACTTGGTGTTTGTAAACCAGGGTGGTTGTCGCCTAAATCTTTTACTTCTTTCTTAATAAAGTTTAAAATTTTTATTTTTTCTTTTTCTTTTAAAATATTTTTATATATCTTCATATTAATTCAAACCACCCTGTTGCTATTATTTTTTCTTTATCTGTTATCTGACCTTTATGTGTGTGAGTAAAATCTGTAGGCCAGATTAAAGTCAAACCTTTTATAGATGGGGTAGTAATCTTTTGGTATTTAAAAATAGTGCCTCCCTCATCTATGTTATTTAAATAGGTCATAAAAACTAAAACTCTTCCAGCATGTTCAAGAGATCTTCTTTCAAAATGCCATTTTTTAAATCCACCTTTTTTATTATATTTTTGAATATTAAACTCTTTAACATTAAATTTAGAACAGTCATTTATTTCAGGGTATCTTTTTAAATATAGTTCTAAAATTTTTTGTAGTTCAACTCTATAAATTAATATTTCTTTATCAAAGTTTTTTGAATTGATTGACAGATCTAGTGAGTCTTTAATATTTTTTCTTACTTTACCATTACCTGATTTACCTGGTGTAGCATGTTTACTAAACTCATTGTAATAAGAAACTAATTTATCACAAACTTTTGTAGAGAGAAACCAGCCTCCAATAAAACTATCTAAAGGTAATTTGTATTCTTTCATTAGTAATAATTAATATTTAAAACAATTCTTTCATTTTTATCTGTGCAAGTAGTTCCTGTATGTTTAACATTTGCAGGAAAAGTTACAACTCTGTTTGCTTTGCTTTTTATAATTTTTTTATTTATATTAAATTTTGTATATCCATTATTTGTATTTACATAAAATATAGCTGTTTTCCAATCCGGGTTATCATCTTTAGTTATATGTTTTGCACCATCTGTATGAAACCCATGTTCTATAATTTTATCTGTCTTCCATAAATAATTTGCTTTTACTTTTATTAAAGCTTTTATTTTTAGTACAGAATAAATGGGTTCTAATATTTCATTGTAAATAGAATTAGGTTTATAATCATAATAAAAAAAATGCACAAATTGCATATAGTCTTTGTAATCCAACACACTACTACGAAACCATGGAAAGTTTTTATCATGATAAAACATGTTGTAAACTTTATTAAAAGTATTTTTATCTAATAAGTTATCTATTACTTTAAACATCTTTTGCCATCTCTTTTGGCACAGCTTGTATATTCCAGTGTATAAATCTAAAAGGTTCTTTACCAAAATCTATTGCAAACTCATGTTCTAAAAATCCTGGAAAGATTAATAATGAACCTGGCTGTGGATAATAATTAATTGTGTCACTTCCTAAAAGAATATCTTTTGTTGAATGAGGTTTTAATTTTAGTTTAGTAGCACGAGCTCCAGTTCTAGGGTCATGAAAAATAGGATAAGAAGTTGCGTTGCTACATTTTAAAAAATAAAAACCTGATACGTGCTGATTCCAATGTATGTGTGCAGAATGATGACCACCACCTTTTTTAGCAAACTCTTGAACCCACATTTCACTAAACATGGTTGTGTATAAACTCATATCATAACCTTGTTGATTTAAATAATCCCAAGACTTTTGACCAACATAATTTCTAAAATCCAAAAAATTATTATCATGTGTTAATGTTGTTGAATGATATGATCTTCCAAAATCACCATGTTCTTTTATAAAAGCTTTTTCTTTTGATCTTGCATCTTTAATATATTTGTTAGATGCTTTGTTTAAAGATTTTACAAATTCTGGTTTTTGTTCTGACCAAATAGTCGTATTAAAATAGTTACTTATATGCATATTATTTAAATGGTTTTCCTAAATTCCAAACTACTAAACTATATCTTGTGCCTGATGTTACAGGTTTAACTCTGTGCCATACAAAAGAAGGAAACACAATGATAGACCCTTTAGGTAAAATTTCTTTTGCTCTTCTTAAATGTCGACTTTCGTCTCTCATATGTGGATCGTAGTTTCTAAAATCAAATTCTAATTCACCTCCTGTATACTCTGAGCCATCTGTTAATTGACAAGTCATAGACAGCTTTCTAATTAATCCTTTGTCAGGTCCTTCTTTTTCATAAGGTTTCTCCCAACTATCACAATGCCAATCATAGTATTGATTATGTCTGTATTTTGTAAACTGACAAGACTCACTTCTCTGCCAATCAAAGTTCCAACCAGCTGCCTTATTTGCTTCATGAACATACGGATGTAGTTCTTTATATATCCAAGTATCGTTAAGCCATACTAGATCAGACTTTCTTTTTCTTTGCATATTTTTTACTTCGTCTTTTTTTAATTTTCTATTGTCATAGCCACCTGTTTTGGCCATAACTTCTTTCTGTTGCAATGCATAGTTTATAACATCATCACAAAATTTGGGAGTAAGCACACCAGTAAAATACCAATAGTAATTAGATATATTCATACGTTATTGTTTGAATAAAATTTAAATCCTTACTATCGTTATTACCAATAATATACATGTTAGTAGATGGAAACATCACAAACATATTGTTTTTAAGTTCTACGTCCCAGCTTCTTCCTTTACGTCTATTATCGTCATAAAAAATTTTAATAAAACAATCTTTTACTTGCACTCCATATAATAATACAAAGTCAGGGGAGTTTCTAAGATCTACTGGATCAACCTGTAATGAAGGTTCAGTAAGTGTAAAAGGTTTATAAAAATTTCCGAATGTCGATTTATTAACTAAACTAATTTTGTGTTTAAGATTAATGTAATCTTTAATAAATGTATTTAACCTATCCCAATTTTTTGAAAATTTAAAATTATTGTTTTCAAGTTTTGCTT